TTCGCTTGTAAACTTAAATATGCCACCATTTGTAACTTTGTACTGAGCAAATAAACAATATTCGCCTGCCGTTGCATAAATAAGTATATTTTTCATTATATTGAATACATCTAAATAAGCACCTGTCAAACTATTTGACGCAAAATCAGCCTGTATTTTTCGACTTAAAGTATCGCCTAACAAAGTATTTAAGTATTGAATATGCATATCCTCAATGTAAGGAGTCAATTTTGTTATATCGACATTATTATCTAATTGCGTCTTATTAAATACTTCCTGTGGTGTTATTAGTAGTGTCATTTATCTCGGATTTAAAAAGCCTTCATTTGGCATATTAATAGGCTTAATACTTACTTTGCTATCATTTGCAGGTGGTCTAAAATCTTTCCCTCTGCGTCTTGCTTCACTTGTACTTATAATTTCAGCTAAAGGGCTTCTAACATCTACATCACTATCTTTTTTTAGATAAATTTCTCTTTGCCATGCATGATGGCATCTCGCACCTCCTTTATAAAGCCATATAGAATATGTATTTGCTCCACGTGGACCAAAACCAGCATTTACTGCTCTATCTCCCATTTGTAAAATATCTTCTTTTCGATATATTTTATTAGCTTGCATCATTAGCTTACAAAACTCACGACTATTTGAGCTTATTTTACCTTTGTAACGATACCTAACTTTTATATTTTCGTTGTCCTGTTCACTTTTTGCGTTTGGTCTCGCTGTGCCTGTGCTAGCTAACTCAACCTTATTTAATAATTTATGCAATTCATCGTCTGCATCATAGTCAACTTCGCACTTGTGGATGCATTCCCATTCGTCTTCATTTAATACCTCACCCTTAGCAATTAGCTCATGTGTAAATTTACTTTCCTCTGTTTGTTCTTTACCTAACTGCAATTCAGAAAGCCTCACAAACTGCAAATCAGTCATTATACCAAAGCTGAAAAATATTTCATTTAAAGCATCTAAAATAGTCTCCTGATAAGGTCTTATAACTCTGCGCATTGTTTGGTCTTCTGCGACTTCCATTTCCTCTGCCGTACTGCTTAGTCCTGTGCCTCTATTAATACCAAATAATAAAGGACTTACAACCTCATGACCTACAATTATATTATCTCTCGCTTGGTCTCTCAAACTTTCCCATGCTTTATGACTATCATTTTGTTGCACTACATCAATAGTAATTTTATTTTGATTAGTGCCATCTGCACTTTCCGAAAAATCAAATACAACTGCTCCGGCATTATCTGAACCGCTTAATTTATGTATAACCTTTCTTTTAAATTGGTCTTTTTGTTCGTCAGTCCATGCACTTGCATTTGGTATATTAATAACATAACCAAACGCTAAACCTTTTTTAATATGTTTTAGTGAGTAATTTGATATTTCCTCTTCAAGTTCTGCATACTGTAAAACCGACTGAAAACTTGGGTAAGCAAAATATTCATCGTTAAATTTATAATCTCGTATGCAATATATTTCATTTTCAATTCCATCACCTTTACCAAATGCCGGATAAAATACTTTTTCTTTATTTTGTTTTGAAAAATCCTTACAAACGACATAACTATCTATTTCGCCGTGGTCATCCTTAATAGTTGGCGCAACGTATTTAGGATTTATAGTTTTTAATCGACTAAAAGATCCATCACGTTTTTTGATAACTTCCAAATACGCCATTCCAAATGAATAGAAATTGTCTGCTAATTTTTTAGCTTCAACTTTTGAAATATAGGCATTTATTAAGTTACCTTTGCTATCTCGTAAACCTAAGCCATAAATCAACTTAACAAAATTATTAATAATTGCGCTATGAGTTGGACTACCCATTCTGCGGTCGTTTATGTAGTCAAAATAATCGTTATTTTTGCCATTCAAAACATAACCCTTTATTTTGTCCTCTACTATTTTAGGTGCTACATATTTAGCACTTAATAATAACTCTTCTACGCTTGCATCTTTCATATAAATAACCCTTGATTAGTGTTTATAATTAAAGCCTTACCATTTATAAATAAAGCAGTACCAATACTTGCAACCCCTATACATTTTCCTTTAAATATAACTTCATTTGTATTTCTCTCAACTATCTTAATAGTGTATTGCATATCAATATCAGTTGACTGGTCATAATTAAAAAGCAAATAACCACCAGAATAACTAAAAGCAATATCCTCAGATATAACCTCTTCTTTTGTGAATTCATTATAAACGTAAACGTCTATATTAGTAGGCTCACTTTTTGGAATTACTACAATGCTTCTATCTAATGCAATTGGTATCATATACTACTTAAACAATTAAAAAGGTGTTTTGTTAAAAAAAAGCCTTACAAATTAATGCAAGGCTTTTATATTTATGGCTAAGTCAAAAAATTAAGGTGTAATATTTGTCGAGCTTACCAATGCTTCTAATGCTGTAATTGTAGCACTATCAACAAATGGCGCAAGGTCAAATTCTTGTTGACTAAAAGTTACTGTATAGCCATTAAAATCAGTTTTAGCACCTCCGGATGTTTCTTCAATAGTTGAATAACAACCTTCTGATAAACCTAACAGCCTCCAGTTACCCATATTATCTTTAGCGATAACGTTCGGTCTTGCCTTGGCTACTATATTAAGTTCTGCGCTAATTGCCTGATTTACTTTCTTAATCTTTGTTACAAAGTTCTCGTTCCATACTGTCGCACCACTCGCACGCCCATTGTCGTCTTTTGTGATGGTAAGTATATTCTCATCATGCCCTCTAATCTCATATTTAAAGATTTCGGTTATTGATGCATCGATTCCGGTAACCTCATTCCCTGTCAGTGTGAAAGCACCTGCCCCGAGGTCAGTCCTCGGGATAAGGTACATTTCATCTATGCCAGGCTTGCTGTCCTGACAAGGTTTGAGTATTCCGCTTGTTAAATCACAACTCATAATTTACTATGCTGGTGCTGTTGTTGATAAATACCAAACGATTTCGTCAGAGTTTGCATACTGAACGCCACCGTTATAAACCATTTTCATTCTTACCTGACCTGTAAGTAGTCCAATTTCGTCTTCGTCTACTACACTAAGCTCATTATGATCTCCTAAAAGACCAGTACCAAAGGCAAGGTTTTCTCTTTGGTAAACTACGACTGTGTTGTCAGGTAATCCGTTAATAACCTCAATGTTATAACGACCATAAACTAATCCAGTGTTAGCGTTACCACCTAAACCGTTAGCAGCTCCGTTCTCAATTAATTTCTGAGTGTAGGCATCCGCTACATCAGGACTAACTGCCCAAATTAGACTTTTACGTCTTAATTTGTAAGGAATTGCATCTTTAACTTTTGCAAATTCTGCAAATACATTAGACGATGTAATTGCTGCGCCGGCTGGTGTAATACCATTATTGGCTTTTATTACATTTGCATCTGAACCCCATAAAGTTATAAAACCATCCCACTCATTAGTATTGGTGCTATCACCAGTCCAGATAAGACTATCAGTTCTTTCAGCAGTTGATTGTAAAACTTCCAATTGGATAGCTTCCAAAATGTCCTGTGGCATATTTGGATTAGATGCACTATCACCTATTAAGTCCTCTGACCATGTCTGTCTAAAGTCCTCTTTACATACTTGTAAAGGTAACATCAGCTTTACAGGCTCTAAGACTTTTTCAGATAGTGTAATAGTACCATCGGCCACAGTTGTAAATCCACCATCAGCAATACATGAATAGGCTTTTGTGCCATCAGCATACTGAATTAATCTCATGTTTAATTTGTAGTTCACATTTTGGTAAATGCTAACTAATTGTCTTTGTAGGGTATCCGCTTCTTTGAACGCTTTCCCTATAATCACGCCAGCTTCCTTGCCGGCATAGTTACTTGTTACGTTTGTTGTTGTTGCCATTTCTATTTTAATTTCTAAGGGATTGAAGCAATCTACCCTCTTTGGTTAATTCTACTTTTGTGTCAAAATTGATGCGCTTTTTTGCATCAGGGTTTTCCTGTTTTGAAAGCTTTGTAATTTGCTCTTTTTGGCTTTCAATTAATTTCTTTTGCTCTGCTAATTCAGCTTTTAAGGCTTCAATAGCTTCCATCTGTGGTTTACTTAACGATGTTACAGCTTCGATAATAGCTGATTTAATCTGCTCTTTTTCAGCTTCGACCTCATCGTCATCGTCTTCCATTTCGGAAACGCTTGCAATAGTTCCAGCTTCTTCTACTACGATAACCATGTCTTCGGTTTCGTGTGTGCCTACTGGAATAGGCTCTCCGTCAACTGTTGCACTAATTCCAGCGACTAACTCATCGCCTTCAAATTGCACAACTGTTTCTCCGTCTTTTAAGGTAACAGACCCTAACTTAGTTTCTGTTTCCTTTTCTTTTTGGCTACCTAAGACGGCTTGAAAACCTTCTTTAATAGCTTCTACAATTGAATTACTATTCATCTCATTTTTATTTAGATTTACTAATTGTTTATCAAAAAAACCCTCTATTGAAATACCTTTTAGTTGACCTTCCTCAGCCAACTTATAAAGGTCAGGGTCATTTACTTTCATTTTAACCGCCCAACTGCCTACAGGTTCGTTTATACCATACTTTCGGGTCTTGTCGTGTAAATCGTCTTCAATCAACCAACTCTCTACTACGTTAACATCCTTATCTCCTAACTTAACCGTATGTTCAACTGATGCACTATTTTGATGACCGCGTTTTAAAAACTCATAAGCTATTTTTTTAACGCTATCTTTTGAAAACTCGATTAAATATTCGCCGTTTTCATCATTACGGTAAATAGGCTTATTTGGTATCATAGCCACACCTAAAAGAATACCCTCTTTTTTGTTGATGCCCTTAAGTTGTATTGGTGTTTCTTTTTTAAGTGCTACCCATTCTGACTCCATAGCTGGCTCAGATACTAAAGAAATAGTATGAACCCCCTTTTTAGGGTCTTTTGGGTCAAAGTCCATTAGATACTTTCTCATATTGCTTTAACAATATAAAATAAGTCAGTTTTCTTAATAATAAGTTAATTTTTTTTAGTAAATTATATTTATTCTTTATTATTGTTAATAAATATATAAACTATGAAAGAAAAAATTACTGAAGAACAATATTTAAAAGCAATTGAAGTCGTTAAACAATATCATAAGCAAATTGAAAAAGATAAAGATATTTTAAAAACACCTATTTTAGAATGGGATAAGTTTAGTCAACTTCCTCGAAGAGTTAAAAACGTTTTGACTTATGAAAATAATAAAAAACATATTTTTTTAGAGGATTTAACGTATCAAACGTTTTTATCTTTCCAAAAAGCAGGTCAAAAAGGTTGGTATGAATTTACTAAATTAAGAGGCTATTAAATATATTATGAAAAAAAAATCTTACAAAAAACTTCCTTTTTATACTCCTACGTATTTAACAAAATATAATTTGTGGGACTCTGAATGGTTAATGAAAAAAAAGCCTAAAGAATTTAAAACTAAAATGTAGATTGCTGTTCAGCATTTCTATCCGCCTGTTGCTGACTTGTAACCTCTCGACTTACTACAACTGCTTGAACAGGACTATCGTCTGTTAAGCTTTCTGTTTGCGTTATTGACGATGTGCCACTTGCACCAACTAAATTAAAGGCGGGTGGTGCTGGGGCTGTTCCACCTTGTCCCCCTGATGTACCTCCACCTCCTGGAACATTTGGGACATCTACACTTTTAATGCTTGCTAAATCTGCAAGTCCTGCGGTTGTTGCTAATGCAGCTGCACCAATCGCACGTGGTAAACTTGAAGGGTCTCCAGGAATAAGTTGAGAACCAAACGCTGCCCTGGCACTTTGGAATGTATCAAATAATGTTTTAGCAATAGCAAACTCTTTGCCTAATCCTATTGCCTGTGCGCCTGATTGTAAACCTTCTTCTGTTAATTGCTTCAATGTAGCTTGCCTGTTTTGTTCTGCTTTTAGAGCTTCTTCTTGTATCTTTTTTTCTTTTTCTTTTTGCTCTTTTAACTTTGCTTCTTCTTCTTCTTGTATTTGCGCTAAGTTATTTTTGTATTCGTTTTGAGCTGCTAAAAGTGCTTCGTTTTTTCTTTGCTCATCAGATATAGTACGCTCAATTAATTGCTTTCGTTGTTCGTATAATTCCTCAGCTTCTAATTTCTCTAACTCAAAATTAGTTTTACCTATTTTTCGTATTTCATTTAGGTTATCAATGCGCTCCTGCTCAAGTGCCGCTTCATTTATTCTTTGCTCTGATCTAAAACCTGTAATTTGCGCTTCGGTTGCTGCTAATTCATTTTGCGCTTCAATTAATTCTCTTTGCTTTGCTATTGAAGTGTCTCCGGCTGCGATTTCTTGCTGAACGGCATTAACTCTAATTTGCGCTAATTGTATTTGCTTTTGTAATTGCTCTTCTAAGATGCGCCCTAACTCTTCATTAGCTGCTATTCGGTCATCAATAGATAATCTTACATCATCTCTTATCTGTCTTTGCTGTTCTGCAAGTCTGTCGTATTCCTCAATTACACCTTGTATTTGCGCTTGTGCTAATTCAGATTGATTTCTGATTTGAACTAATGCCTTAGCCTGTTCATTTGCTGCACTTACAGATACCTCTTTTAATTCATCCACACTTGAAGATGCCAAAGTGCCTACTTCTCCAACGGCTTCGCTAAAGTTATTAAAAACTTGCTTACCCGCTTCAACCGCATCTACACCAGCCTGTAAAACTTCTA